TCAACCGCGCGACGGCCGCGCTCAACAGAGGAACCGCGAAATGACGAAGCACATCCTCAACACCGCGCTGCTCGCCGGCGCGGCGCTCCTCGAACGGAAGGGCGACGACGACGATCCGGTCGCCATCGTGACGAAGGCGGTAGGAGACCTGCAGACGACCCTCGACGGCCGGCTGAAGGCGATCGAGACGAAGTCGGCGGAAGACGGCAAGAAGCTGACAGAGCGGCTCGACAAGATCGAGGCGAAGCAGAAGCGTCCAGGCGGCGACGACAAGACCGACGACCAGGCGGCGGCCGAGACGAAGGCGGCCTTCGGCACCTATCTCAGGCTCGGCAACCAGACGCCTGTCGAGGAGGTGAAGGCGCTGACCGTCTCGTCCGACCCCGGCGGCGGCTATCTCGCCCCGGCGGAAATGTCGTCGGAGTTCATCCGCGATCTGGTCCAGTTCTCGCCGATCCGCAGCTTTGCGTCGGTGCGCACGACCGGTGCACCGTCCGTCAAGTATCCCCGCCGCACCGGCATCACCAATGCGCAGTGGGAGGGCGAGACCGAGGAAGCCGGCGAGTCCGACGTTTCGTTCGGCCTGATGGAAGTGCCCGTTCACGCGGTGCGCACCTTCGTCGACATCTCGAATGAGCTTCTCGCCGACAGCGGCGGTGCGGCCGAAGCGGAAGTCCGCCTCGCGCTCGCCGAAGATTTCGGCCTGAAGGAAGCGGTCGCCTTCGTCGGCGGTTCGGGCGTCAAACAGCCGGAAGGTTTCATGGCGAACGCCGACATACTGCACACCGTCAACGGCCACGCCACGAACCTCAGCGCCGACAAGCTGATCGACCTCCTGTATGCGCTCCCGGCCGCTTACCGGAACGCATCGGGCGCCGCCTGGGCGATGAACGGCACGACGCTCGCCGCCGTCCGCAAGCTGAAGGACGGCCAGCAGAACTATCTGTGGCAGCCGTCCTATCAGGCTGGCCAGCCCGAAACGGTTCTCGGCAAGCCCGTGGTCGAAATGGTCGACATGCCGGACATCGGCGACGGCAACTTCCCGATCATCGTCGGCGACTTCAGCGCCTATCGCATCATCGATCGGCTGGCGCTGTCGGTCCTGTCCGATCCCTACACGCAGGCGCGCAAGGGCATCACCCGCATTCACGCGACCCGGCGCACCGGCGGCCGCGTGCTTCAGACGGCGCGCTTCCGCAAGCTGAAGACGGCCACGGCCTAAGCCCGATCGAAGAAAGGACCAATCATCATGCGTGACCTCTATTCCAACATCGGCGCCGCCCTCGCCATCGTCCCGGCCGTCAAGGCGGCGGCCGAAACCGGCGCCGCCATCGACCTGAAGGGCTTCGGCCGCATCGCGTTCGTCGTCAACACCGGCGCGATCGTCGGCGCTGGCGACTTCGGCGTGAAGGTGCAGGAGTCCGACACGGACCAGACCGGCGACTTCACCGACGCCGACGCTGCCGTGGTCGACACCAACGCCCCGGCCACGCTGGCGGCATCGGCCGCCTACAAGCTCGGCTATCGCGGCTTCAAGCGCTATGTGCGCCTCGCCCTGACCAAGGCGGGCGGAACGTCCATCGCCCTCGGCGCAGTCGCCGTGCTCGGCGATCCGGCCGTCTCCCCGGTTGCTTAAAGGCGATCGGAGATCCCCGACCATGCGGCTCGCAAACGACATCGTCGCCATCCCGCTCGGCAGTAATGCCGTGCGCTTGCGACCGTCATTGCGGGCCGCAATCCGCCTTCACGCGCGACACGATCTGCGCAAGCTCGCCGTCGGCATTACCGAAGGCCACTTCGGCATGATCGCCGATCTGATCTATGAAGGCACCGACCAAGACACGGCGCATCACCTTATCCGCGCCATCTCTGCCAAGGGCGCCAAGTTCCTCCCCGAGCTTGTCGAGCCGCTGTTGGCGTTCATCCTGGCCCTTCTCGGCTCGGATCGCAGCACGGCCAATGAGGCCAGCGCCAACAAGGCCGACTCCCCGACCGATCAACCCGACTGGATTGCGCCCTACCTTGAAGACCTCTTCGGCATCGGCACAGGCTGGCTCGGCTGGTCGCCGGCCGAAACCATGGCCGCAACGCCTAACGAGATCATCGTCGCCAATCGCGCGCATCTTGCGAAGCTGAAGGCGATCCACGGCGCCGCCGACAAGATCGCCAGCGACAAGCCCGCTTACGATCCGCGCGAGGAAGTCAGTCGCGAGGAAGTGCAGGACAGCATTGCCTCGCTGAAAGCCTCTCTACAGCGAGGCAAGCGGCAATGAGCGCCCGCCCGCCGCATTTGTGCTCCTGTGGCAAGATCGTTCCGGCAGGCGCGCGCTGCGCATGCCAGTTGGCGGCCGATCACGCCCGTAAGGCCCGCTTCGATCGCAAGCGCCCGAACGCCCGTAGGCGCGGCTACACCCGCGAATGGGAAGAGGCCGCGAAGGCGTTCCTCGCCGAACCCCACAACCGTTGGTGCGCCCGTTGTGGCCAGCCGGCGACCGTCGTCATGCACATCGTCAGCATCCGCACGCGCCCCGATCTGCGCATGGTCCGATCGAACTGGCGGCCCGGCTGCCAGCGGTGCAACGCCATTGAGGCGGCACAGGAGCGCCGGCCATGACCAGCAATGATCTTCTCACCTACGACGGCGTCACGCAGCCGATCACCGAATGGGCGCTCGACTACGGTATCCCTGCCGAGTTGATCATTGATCGTATCAATGCCGGCCTGTCTGTCGAGGATGCGATCACCGCGCCGATGGAGGTTGCACCCGGCCAACGGCTCCCGGACCAGCAGCCGAAGAAGAACGTCACCTACACCCACGACGGTCAGACGTTGACGCTTGGCGAGTGGGCGCGGTGCGCCGGCATCAAATACGGGACCCTTCGCTATCGGGTGAATGGCGCCGGTATGTCCATCGGCGACGCCATCAACATGGCTAAGCACGCCAAGCCGGGCAGCGCCAGCCGCGTTGACCCTAAGCCGCTTCCGAACGGCTTCGCCATCACCATCGGCACTGTGCGCATTGAGATTACCGACCTGGGCCGGGGGGTGGTCTCCAATCTGAAGGCGTTCGAGGGGACCGGCGCGGGGAGTGCCGCGCAAGATCGGCCCGAAATAGATTTTTCACAGGACGCGCAATGACGGTCTCCCTCGCCCTTCTCAAATCGCAGTTGAACGTTGACCACGACGCCGACGACGCCCTTCTGACGCACAAGATCGCAGCGGCCGAAGCGTGGACGGCCGACTATCTCGGCAAGGCGCTCGCCGACTTCGATCCGCTCCCGGCGACCATCACCGAAGCCGTCCTTCAGCTTGCCGCGCACTGGTATGAGTGCCGGGAGGCAGTCGCGTTCGGCAATGCCGGCGCCGAAGTCCCGTTCGGCGTGCGCGACCTGTTGCGCCCCTATCGTGAGTGGGGCGTCTGATCATGGCTTACTCTGATCAGGTGCGGCGCATCATGCGCCGGATCGAAGCGATTCCGGCAGCGATAGTCGAGGAAGTCGCACCCGTCGCGGTCAAGTCGGGCGGCGAGCTCGTCGGCACCATGAAGCAATTCGCGGAAGCCTCGCGCGACACCGGCGCGCTTATCGAGTCCATCACCATGACGCCGCCGGGCGGCACGACGCCGCCCTATTCGCAGCCGGGCGGCTCACGTGTCGCCGGGCCGGCTGAGATCGTGGTGACGGTCGGCAACACGGACGTGCGCTATCCGCACCTTGTCGAATACGGCACGGCCGACGCTGAGGCGCAGCCGTATTTCTGGCCAGCCGTGAACCTCCTGAAGACCCGGATCAAGCGCCGCGTCGCCGCCGCGATGCGTAAGGGCATCCGCCGGGATTGGGGTAAGTGATGCTTGAACCGACCCTTGCCCTACAGACGGCCATCCGCGCGCACCTGATCAACGCCCCGGCGATCACCGCACTTGTGCCGGCCGGTCACATTCGCGCCGGCAGCACGCGCGCCGACAAGCTCCCGGCCATCATCATCGCCAGCGGCACGACGCAATTCCTTGGCCGTGCATCGGCCGGGCAATACGTGGCGCGCGTCTTTCT